GAAAATTATTGCGTCAGACCAAGGGCAGTTGTTTGATTTTGACGATCAAACAATAGCTTGCTTCTGTGGAGATTAATATGAGCCAAGGCGATCACGTTAGAATAAACAGCAAGAAGGCGGTCGAGACACAACTGCCTTTTCTGCTGAAGAGGGTAGAGAGCTGGGATTATTCAACGCCACTTGTTATCAAGTTTGAGCGTTATGATGACCCGCGATCACTTGGGCAGAATGCTCTATTCCATGTTTGGTGCAGGGAGATGGCGCAGGTATTCATAAAGAAAGTTCCTAATGCCACCGAAGAAGGTATGAAGTTTATGATGAAGAGTAAGTTCTTGGGTACTCATTCAGTGGCTATAGGGAAAGAAACCTATTCTGATCAGGTTATGCCATTACCAAAGCACAAGGGTGAGATGTGTCACTTCATGGATCAGGTCTATCACTGGGCTGCTGAAAAGGATGTATTATTATCCTTACCGCAGTACAATGAATATTCTGAATTAAAACGAAAACAGGACAAATGAAGATGTCTAAGATTGATCCTAATGTATTAAAAGAATTTGCAGATACGGAAAGGCAGGCGATAGTATGCCAAGCGGTTATCACTCACGGATCAAATACCAAGGCTGCTGATGCTTTAGGGGTTGGGCGAAGGTGCGTTGATAAGCTTATGAAACGCTTAGAGGAGAAGGCAGCGTCTAAAGCGGTTGCCCCTCATAAAAGCGTAAACCGTGAAACTATGGCTGGCTTTGAGGCTAAGAGAGTTTCAACTGCTTACAAGGAGGATGGCACTGTAGCATTACAGTGGGTTATCCAAGAGCCAGAAAAGCGCGATATGAAGACAAAACTGGACGCTATGCTTGAGGGAATGAAAGACGACCTTGCTGGTTTTAAGTCTCCAGTTAAAGCGCCCAAGAAGGTCAATTCAGACTACCTAGCCATGTATATGATGGGTGACCACCACTTTGGTTTATTGGCCGACTCTGAGACTAAAATGGCCGGTGACGAGGACGATTGGGACGTTAAGATAGCCACCAGCATATTATTGGATTCAACTAATAGGCTGGCTTCCCGCGTGGGAGATGCAGAAGTTGGGGTGCTTTTTAACGCAGGGGATTTTTTCCATGCCGATTCTAGCGCCAACACTACAACCAAAGGAACTCCGGTCGATGTTGATACTCGCATAGGTAAGACCTTTAAGCTGGCTGGCAGACTGTTTCAGACGCTAATTAACAAGATGCTAGAAACTCACAAAGAAGTAGTAGTTATCAATGTTCGCGGTAACCATGATTCAGATATGGCTTGCCACCTTTCAAGCTGCATTGAGCTACTGTACGCAAAAGAAAAGCGCGTAAATGTCTTGCCCAACTACTCTAAGTTTATACATTACCAGTGGCACAACAACCTGTTTGTCTTTCACCACGGCGACAGAATGAAGCACGAACAAATCCTGCAGGCGGTTATCAAGAACCTCGATGACGAGTGGAGTCAGTCTAAGAATAGATACTGCCACTTAGGACACATCCACCACCATACGGCAAGAGAGGTTGGTTCTATGCACTTTGAGCATTGGGGTAGCCTAACGGCTACAGATCAATGGCATAGTGATAGCGGCTATGGTGCAGAACGTTCAATGACCGCAGTCGTTTACCATAAAGATACGGGCGAAGATTCTCGCGTTAAGATAAAGGTGGTCTGATGGGCGATGTTGTTAAGTTTCCGCCAAAGACTATGCTATTGCATAGACAAAATTGTGATGATTGCAATGGTGTTCTTGAATATTGGCTTGGGGATGACGATTGCGCTTATGGTATATGCGTTGGCTGCCTTGATCTTATTCCTAGAAAAATTGAGTTTAACGATAACCTGCTGGAGGAAGAATAATGGTTGATCCAGAAGTGAGAGACTGGGAAAGATTGAGAAAGGAAATCCCAGCAATAGAGTCGAAGTCTATTGATAACGCTATGGCTGCCTGCCACAAAGGTGACTGGGAAGAACAAGACGTAGTAAACAGCCCCAGCCATTACAATAGCGGTGGCATTGAATGTATTGATGCAATAGCAGAAAGCATGACAGACGAAGGTTTTAAGGCTTACTGCAAAGGTAACGTTCAAAAGTATCTTTGGCGCTATGAGATGAAAGGCAAGCCGCTAGAAGACCTTAAAAAAGCTGAGTGGTATCTAAGCCGGCTAATCAAATCGCAGGAAATTGAAGATGGCTATTAAGCGAGACGCGGCAGATAAGTGGTTTAGTGATGTTGTAAGGCAGAAGGCTGGCTTTGAGTGTGAACACTGCCATAGGCAAGATGGCCGAATGGAATGCGCGCACATATTCGGCAGAGCTGCAAAGTCTGTTAGGTGGTCAATGGATAATGCTTGTTGCCTTTGCCATTACTGCCACCTTACCTTCACGGCCAACCCCCTAGACTTCACGGCATGGCTGGAGCAATACAAAGGCCAAGGGCATCTGGATATACTGCGGGAAAAGTGGC